AGAGAAAAGTTTCCGTATTCCATAGAGTGTAAGAATCAAGAAAGTCTGAACATATGGAAAGCATACGAACAGGCGACTGAAAATTCTGGTAACTATGAACCTATCGTTTTTATTAAACGCAATAACCAAAAACCTTTAGTGGTTGTTGATGCTGAATATTTTGTGAGATTACATGATGACGAATTGGTGGATTAAAGAATATAAGAAATACCATGCAGAGAAGGATACCAACTACCCCGGCGATAATTTAAAACCACAATTACATCATATAAAGGATTTAGTGCAAGATACTAAGGCAAAAACTCTCCTTGATTATGGTTGTGGTAAGGGATTGCAGTATACAGAATGGAGACACCATGAAGAGTTAGGTGTTATGCCATCCCTCTATGACCCTGCTGTACCAAAATATGAGAACCTACCAGACGGCCCTTTCGATGGGGTATATTCTACAGATGTGCTAGAACATATACCAAAAGAACAATTACCAGAAACCTTTGAACAAATATTTTCCAGAGCAGACAAATTTGTGTTTTTGTCGATATGCACTAAACCAGCTATCGCAATACTTCCTAGTGGGGAAAACGCACATTGTACTGTAGAGCCTATAGAATTTTGGGTTTCTATGATTGAGAAATATACACCCAAAAAGGTATATACACACGTAAAAACATACGGCAATTGTAATGGTTATGAAATTCTCAACGAAGATATGTATTTGGAGTGGTTTATTGAAAATCTTGAATAGAGTTAAAAAGGGTATTGACAAAGCCCCCCTTTTAGTATATTATGATACTATGGATGAATAAAACGGACAAATTGTGATAAATAATATTATGGATATTTCAATTACTTTAACATTATCAATAACCATTCTAATGGCATCATGCTATTATATTGGTCGATTTCTTGCATTAAGATATGCATCAGAAGTGTTTCCAGAATTTATGTTAAATTTACTGGAAAAAGAGGGCTTTATTGTCACTGAAACTGATGAAGATGGAGATAAAGAACTGATTCAAGTTTCTTCAGTGGTGGCCGAGGCGTTACGTGGCCTCCCCAAAAATGCCAAATCTAAATTTTAAAATAATAACTACTACATTTCTGCTCATGTCATCTACTGCATTTGCAACATCTCCCTGTGATTATACGGCAGATAATACCGTAGAATATCAAGGAAGCATAGAAAGTGTTAGATCGGTTAAAAAAGAAGTTTGGAAGGTAAATCCTGACTTTGAGGATATACGAAAATGTGTGATATCATTAGATGCTCAAATTAATGGTAAATGGTATCCAACAAAAGGTGAATATATGTTTGGGCCTGACATGTCAGAAACCAAAGCGTGTTCTTTTGCAGAAAATAGAGCAAAAGTTAATATTATAAGAAAAATGCTCCCCGAAAAATTAACAGGCAAAAAAAATCTTAAATGTGTATTGACAAATACACACCGAAAGTGTAGTATTATAAATGGAAGCGTATATATGAAGACGAATATTGGTAGAGTCAAAATTCCGGCTCACCTCAAATCAAAAGGATGTGAAAAAATATGAAATATATTATGATAATGGTTCTTGTATTAGGGCTATCTGCTTGTGGAAGCACTGTCGTTGGTGTCGGTAAAGACATTCAAAGATGGGGTGAAAATTGGAATGATTCTTCTACAGAAAAGGTTCCTGTAGAGAAGGTTCCTGTGAAGAAAGAAACTAAATGATGTTTAAATTTTTTATTGGAGCTGTATTTGGTATGGTGTTGACAGTATTTTATCCTGACATTATTCCTATAGTTAAAAATCTATTTCTAGACAGTGGTGCTAGAGATATTGCGGTTGAAACATTAAAGGAGATTAAATGATGAACGCAAAATTACTAGCAGGGGTGTCTATCCTTGCTCTAACTCTTGGTGCGTGTAGTGCCAAACAACCAGAATCCTTAGTTGATACTCCCGAAATTAGGTATAAGACTGCTAAGGTAGAAGCTGCAGTTGCACAAATTCCTAAGTGGTATAAAGAAATGCCAGAGGAAAAAAATGCAATCTTTACTGTAGGCGCTGCAACGGCCCCTGACCTTCAACTTGCGGTTGATATTGCAACATTGAATGGTAAGGTTGTTCTTGCTGACCGTATTAACGGTAAGCTAAAATCGATGACCAAATCATGGATTGCAAAATTTGGCCAATCTGATGTTGATTCCCGTGTTTTAACAGAGATTGAAAAGGTTGCAAAAAACGTAATAGCAAATGTTGATGTTGCTGGTTATAACCCAGTTGAGATTGAAGTGTTTCCTGCTGGTACACAGTATCGTGCTTTTGTTCTGTTAAAATATTCAGACAAAGAAGCATCAAAAATTATTATGAATCGGTTACGCAAAGACCGTATGGTTTATTCACGGCTTCGTTCCACAAAAGCGTGGGAAGAGCTCGAAAGAGAAGTTGAAAAATCAGAAAAAAAGGATGAAAGTGAGTCACTTCAAAATCTTGAAAAGATTATTAAACCAAAGGTGACTGATGAAAAAACTACTACTTAGTTTTACTGTAGTTTTCTCTCTAAGTGGATGTTTGATGTCACCAGGCACCAACTCCACTCTTGGCTGTAATCCTATAACTGGATGTTCAGAAAGAAACCATTATCATCAATCAGTACGTAAAGCAAATATAGGCGCAGCCGCAATAGGTTTGGCGGGTGCTGTTGCGGGTGCATCAACTGGTGATCCTTTTATCACCGCAGCCGGAGCTCTTGGTGGGATGGTTTTAGGTTATAGTATTGGTGATGCTATGGATAAGGTTGATGAAATTTATGCAACCATTAATCTTAGAAATGCACTTAATAATAACCCTGATGGTGCGTATAGTGTATATACAAATCCAAATAAACGTGTGGCTGTCGCTGCAGCGCCAACTTCGACAAATGGTAATTGTAGAACTTTTGAGAATGTTCAAACAGTTGAGAACACTCAAAAGAGAGTTACCGGCACGGCTTGTAAAATTAACGGCGAATGGATTTTAAAGGAGTTAAACGGATGATATTTTTGACTATACTTGGTGGTATTGTTGTAGCAAATCTTGTTGTTGGTAGTGTAATATTAATGGTACAATAGATTTATCAGGGGGTATAGCTCAGTAGGGAGAGCAATAGCTTTGCAAGCTATAGGTCGTGGGTTCGATTCCCTCTGCCTCCACCAGAAAGGAAATGAAAATGGCGATTGAACCACGTTGGACAACTGGTGAGGAATTTCAAGATGATATTACTCACTTAGGTAATCACCTATCTCTTGACCAAACAGGGTATTGGTTTTGGGATGAAACAGAATCATGGGCCTTTGGGCCTTTTTTAACACAAGAAGAAACAAAACTTGCTCTTGATGAATATTTTAAAAGTTTAAATGCAACTGATGAAGATATTCTGGCTGCACGACAAGAAAATGATGATGAAGAATATAAGTTTGGAGTTGATGAATGAGTGAACATTTTAAATTCACAGGAGTTACAGTTCGTAATAATAACGTTGACAAAGCACTCAAAGTTTTAAAAAAGAAACTGACGGAAGAGGGATTATTCAACGAACTTAGAGAACGTGAATATTATATGACCCGTGGAGCAAAACGCAGAAGGGCCAATGCGGCTGCTAAACGCCGACAAAAACGGACATTAGAAAAAAGAATGAGAGAAGAGGGTTATTGAACCAGATGTCAGAAGATAATAATGTTATTGAAGGTCCGTGGCCGGATTCAATTGTTAATTTAGAGGAAGAAGGCAAATCGCCAGAAACACAGCGACTTAAAACAGAGTGGCTTATGCGACATGCTGAAGAGTTTACACAAAATTTAATTGTTCAAATGATACATTCCATGAGTGAACATGGCATTGATATATCCGAAAAAAGTTTTGTTCGTGATACTGCAATCATAATTGAATTTGTTAATGGTGTTATATATAGAGATATGGGTTTACCCCATCACACACATGGTTTTGTAGAAACTTTTGTTGAGGTTTATATTAATGATGAAAATAATATAGAAACAGATATTAATGTTGATTTTATGAAAGAATGTATTGATGCAATTAAAGAAGAAATGGATGATGACCCAGAACCAGCTTGAGATAAAATATGATATTAGTTGATATGAATCAAATATCAGTTGCATCTGTAATGATGCATCTGAACATGACCAAACAAACCAAACCAGATGAGAGTATGGTTCGCCATATGATCTTAAATTCTCTGAGAATGTATCGCACACGATTTGTTGAAGAATATGGTGAGCTTGTTTTGTGTTATGATTCCAAACATTATTGGCGTAGGGACTATTATCCCGAATATAAATATAGTCGTAAAAAAACTAGAGACACATCAAAGCATGATTGGGATGCAATCTTTGAAGTTCTTAACGTAATTAAGGATGAATTGAAAGAGGTTTTTCCTTATAAACACCTTGAGGTTTATGGTGCAGAGGCTGATGATATAATCGCTGCATTGTGTTTTGAGCTTGAGTTTGATAATGGTAAAACGTTAATACTCTCTGGTGATAAGGATTTTATACAATTACAGAAATTTAGTAATGTATATCAATACAGCCCAATTACTAAAAAGTTTATTAATGGTACTGACCCTGATGATTATCTAAACGAGCATGTAATGAAGGGAGACAGCAGTGACGGCATCCCTAATGTGTTCTCACCAGATAATACTTTTGTAGATGGATTACGACAGAAACCATTAAGTAAGAAAAAAATAGCAACTTTGATTGAAGGTGTTTTCCCAAACGATGAGGTCAAACGTAATTATCAACGAAACAAAAAATTGATTGACCTAACCCAATCACCAAATGAACTTTTTCTTGAGTGTCTACAAGAATATCGTAAAGCACCAGATGGTGATCGTAGTAAACTGTTTAACTATTTTATACAAAAGAGGTTAAAAAACCTCACTGAATCGATAGGAGATTTCTGATGATTAATACATACACCCCAAGTTTTTCTGAGATTTTTGAGAAGCTTGGTAAAATCAAAACTAAGAAAGATAAGGTTGCATACCTAAAAGAATGGAACACTGATGCTCTTCGCATGGTAGTGAAGGCTTCATTTGATCCAAACATTGAGTGGTTACTCCCAGAAGGTAGTGTTCCATTTGAACCTAATGATGCGCCTGAGGGTACAGAACATACTACCCTACAGATGGAAGCGAGACAACTGTACCGATTTATAAAAGGTGGCGACAACACTATCTCTCAAAATAAACGAGAAATGATGTTTGTTCAAATATTAGAGGGCCTACAAGAAAAAGAAGCACATGTATTGGTTGCAGCAAAAGACAAAAGACTCCACCAAGTATATAAAGGACTCTCTAAAAATGTTGTGATGGAAGCCTTTGATTGGGACGAAAATTATATGATTATAGGGGATAGGTATCCTCAAGCTCCTGGGCCTGCTGCAGGGTAATAATTTTTAATGAATGATTTTGTTTCTACAGTTGTAGCAGGGGTTATGATGATATCTCCTGTTATTAACGGCCCACCAACAAAAATAGATAAGTCAGTTGAGTGTCTTGCGTTAAATATGTATTATGAGGCAAGAAACCAAGGGATAGCAGGATTAGTAGCGGTTACTGCTGTGGTTCTTAATAGGGTTAGTGATTCTAGATTTCCTAACACAATATGTGGAGTTGTTTATCAGGGCCCAACTAGAGAAAGCTGGAAAACCCGAAAGATAAAAACCTTACCCCCAGAAGAACGTAAATATTATCCTATAAAAAATCGCTGCCAATTCTCTTGGTATTGTGATGGAAAAAGTGATGTGCCAAAGGATAAAACTACTTACAATAAATTTTTAAGTTTAGCCGAAGTTATCATAAATAATGATATACCATTTTTAGACATAACAGATGGTGCTACTTTTTATCATGCTGATTATATATCGCCTGCATGGGCAAAAACTAAAATTAGAACTATAGAGATAGAGGATCATATTTTTTATAGGTGGAAAGAATGAGTTATTACAGGAATCCTATTAATATATAAATAAGTAAAAGGGGGTAATGATATGGTAAGAGAGGGTTATTGGGATTTTATGGGCAGAAAACTGCGTGAAGAAGGTCCCAAAACAACCAAAATTGATATGGAAGGCTTATTAAAACGAGATATTACAGAAATGCAAAAAACTGTGCATTTTTTACAAACTAGGGTCCGTGATTTAACGGAGATTGCTGCTATGAGAGAAGATCGAACCAGTTACACAGTAAGACGCACAAGAGAAGAACGCACCAAACCACTCCTAGATACTTCCAACGGGGATTTAGAAGGTGAAAATATGTTATTAAGAATTGAAATCCAGCAGTTACAAGAACAATTGCAAAATTCCTATAAACGGATTGCAGAACTTTCGGCAACCGTTTTTAAAAAACGGATTGCAGAACTAAGAAACTCAGAACGCAAACAATTAGAATTTAATTTATAATGCCGACATACACATTTTTTAACGAAACTACAGGTATAGAGTGGGATGAATTTCTAACTATATCCGAAAGAGATAAGTTTTTAACAAAAAACCCTCAAGTCAAGCAAAGAATTCAGCCTGTCGCAATTGCCGGTGACCATTTAATGGGTGTAGGACCTAAAGTAGATGGTGGTTTTCAAGAGAACATGCAGCGTATTGCGGCAGCTCACCCAAACTCACCCATGTCAGAAAGATGGGGTGGTAATACAATGTCTCATAAAGAAATTAAAACTCGCAGAGTTATTGAAAAACATGCAAAGAAAGTTGCTAGAGATGGATTTTCAGCAAATAAGGGGTCAACTCTTGCAAATAAATAATATGGTGCAAGCGAGACATAAAACTTCAGCAAGGGACGCACTGCGTCTATGCAAGCTGAGAAGTCAATCCGCTTATGCACCTAGAGAGAGGGAAGCACCCCCTGCTTTCCCCTCTCACTTTAATTTTATGAACTAAAGAGAAGAATAATGGCATCGAAGAAAAATAAAGAAATCAATCACAACAACTTAACCACTGTTAAGCCTATTGGTGATAATCAGAAGGAAGTTTTTAGCACTTGGAAAAAGGGAAAGAACCAATTTCTGTTTGGTGCTGCTGGTACAGGTAAAACCTTTATATCATTATATCTTGCACTGAATGATGTGTTTGACTTAAAGAAGCCTTATGATAAAGTGGTGTTGGTTCGTTCCCTTATACCCACAAGAGAGATAGGTTTTCTGCCAGGTGATGAGGAAGATAAGGCTGCTCTCTATCAAGTACCATATCAGAACATGGTACAATTTATGTTTGAGTTGCCAAAT